TTTTCTTTTTTTTTTTTTTTTTTTTTTTTTTTCTCTTCTCCCCCCCCCCCCCCCCCCCCCCCCCCCCCCCGCCACATTCAGTACATGATACTGATTCACCATTTACAAGCATAGTACATCCATTACACTCCTTACAAAATTCATCAGCCTTATCTCCTGCCCATTTACATTTAATAAAATTAGCCATTTTATTTATCCTCTTTTCTATTTATTTTTCTTGATTCTTAAAGTTGAAGTTACTTTTTCAATAAATGCTCTTTCTAAAATAGACATATCAAATCCACTATATGATAATTTTTCTAAAGCATCCTCATCAATATATTCTTTTGTTTTAATTACGGTTTTTAATTCTTCAGGTTTTAAATTAGCTTTTAAAATTTCAATAGCTAAATCATCATTTAAAGATGTTTTAGTTGTGTTAGAAACTGTTGCTGTGTATTTTTCACTTTCAAAACATTCAAGATTATTTTTAGAAAAATATTCCTTAATTTGTTTTGATTCCTTATCAATGTATTTTTTTAAACATTTTTCCTCATCTTTATTTTTTCCGTAGGAATCAATAATACTAGCAATATCCACCTGTGGTTCTTCTTTTTTTAAAATTCTTCTACTCATAAATTAACCTCTTTTCTTTCCTCTTTTTCCCCATTGGTAATGAGCGTTAAATTCACTCATACATCCTCTATATTTCCCTTGTAAATCTTCTTTAAATTGTTTTAAAATCATAATGTCCGACCAAGAAAAATATTTAATATTTCTACTGTCAACAGTAGGTTCAGGTAATTTTAATCCTTCAGGTTTTTCATATTCATTTGATTCATACCATTTATACCATCTTCTAATAGTCATATAGGATGTACCTAGAATTTGTGATACTTTTTGCATCGTAAATCTTGTATGTTCTTCCTCCATCTAATCACCTCCTTCAAGTCTCAAATATATTGTAATACATAAATAGTTGAAAGTAAATATCTAGGATAATAGAAAGTTAATATCTTCTAATGATAATTTTCCATCAATGATTGCGTCACTCATTTTACCTTTTTTCTCAATTAAATCATGTATTCTATCATCTATAGTATCCTTACACATCAAAGTTATAATAGAAACAGTCCCTTTAGTACCAATTCTGTGTGCTCTATCTTCAGCTTGATCCTTTAATGCTTTTGTCCAAGGTTCATCTAAAAATATGACATTTTGAGCGGAAGTCAGGGTTAAACCAGTACCCATTGCACCTATTGTGCCAATAATAACTTTACATCTTACATCATTTTGGAATCTATCAACCTCATTCATTCTTTCCTCTTGTTTGACATCACCCGTAATATAAGCAGGGTTATATTTCGACAATAACTTAACTGCTACTTCAGTTATGCTTGTCCAATTAGAAAAAATAATGGCTTTTTGATTGTTTGAGACAATATCCTCAACTAATTCAATCATACGTTGCATTTTAGCTGATTCTTGAATTGATTCATCAATGATACCACACCAACCTGTAACTTGTCTTAATCTTAATAGCATAGACAGTGGGTTATTTGACATTCTTATTTGATGTATCAATGTTTTAGTATTCTGCTGAATTTCTAAATATAGTTTTGACTGCTTACTTGACATTTCTACATATTCTAATTTTTCAATTTTATCAGGCAAATCTAAAACTTCAGTCTTTAATCTTCTCAACATTATTTGGTCGACTAGACTTCTTAATTCATCAAGATTCTTATAACCCATTATTTCAGCATCATTGTAACCACCTAACCTACAGTAATGTCTTTTAAATTCAAATAATGAATGATTTTCATACCCTAGCCACTTAATTGGAAAATATAAATCAATAGGACTATTCATTAAAGGTGTACCACTCATAGCTATCATGTGTGGAGCTGAAATTTCTAACATGGCTTTTCCTTGTAATGATGTTGAATCTTTAGCTCTATGACATTCATCAAAAGCTATCAATCCTATAGTTCCGTCATTACATAATTCCTTAATCTTATTAGCTATAGGAAAATCATACTTGTATTTACTTATTTTTTTAGCTCCTAGACGTAAAGTTTCAATATTAGTGATAATATACTTGTGGTCAGGAAGATTGCTTAAATCATCCATTTTATCCTTTGTAGAGCCTAGATATTCTTTTCCATTTTTTCTATATCTAGTTCCTAAAACATATCCTTTTTCATTTGAATGTTTTGATACTTCTTCCCGCCAATTATATTTAAGAGAATTAACACCACATATAATTAAAGCTTTTTTAACTTTTTCACCTAAACATTCAACCAAGTCAATTATTTGAAGTGTTTTTCCTAAACCTTGGTCATCACACAATAAGAATCTATCATGATTCAAACCAAATCTAATTCCATCTAATTGATGCGGAAAAGGTTTTGTTTTAAAAGCGATATTTTTAGGAATATCATTTTCTAATTCAATTTTATGCAAATCTTCATAAACGCCTTCAATAATAATTTCAATATCTTCAAACTTATTACATAAAGATACTATATTATTGAGAGGCATTTCCCAAGTACGATTATCAGCATTATAAATTCTAGTACCCATTTTTTTAATAAAATCTACAATTCTTCCGTCATAATCAAAACTTACAAAAGCACTTTTCTTAATAAGTACATTAGATGCTAACTTATCAGGGTTATCAATTTTTATTTTTATCATTTACTCACCTCCTTTAATTAAAATGATTTTACCTAAACATTTTGAACATAGATAGTTTTCAGGATTTTTAACAACACCACGTCTTGTGTTAAATCCTTCCGTATTTACTATTATTTTGTAATTGTATCATAGGTATCTCTATATACTGTTTCCTGTGTTTCTATATTTTTTATCAAATTATGAATAATAATATAACAACGTCCATCATCTTCGACAACATATTTTGTCACATTTCTATATTTTAAACTTCCTCTTATATATGTTTCTCTAACAATATATTCTTTATCTTTGTCATTAGCCTCATTGTACCTATAGGTTTTTGAAACACATTGATTATATCCAACATAATCAATATTTATTCTTTCCCATACATATTCTTCATTATGTATATCTTTAAAATATTTTTTCATTTTTCTTTTCCTTGCCTTTCTTATTCTTCATAAGGTTCAAATTCTTCAAAATCATCATTATCATTATTATTTCTTAAAGCAATTTGATGATAAAGTTCTTCCAATGATGGACTATAGAAGCTCTCTACTTTTCTAATACTTCTTAATTCATCATGGATAACTCTACCAAAGAAATAACCGTCACTGCATTCAATAACTTCGAGCTTTACTTGTACATTGCTATTAATATAATAGCTTTCTTCGTCCGTAGGATAAACGCACCCTACGTTATCACAATATCGCATCGCTTCTTTAATTGTCAAAATTGTTTCTACCATTTTTCTTACCCTTTTTGATAACTCTTATTTGTTATCCCCTTTCTTATTACATACATAGTATAACATATATTTTTATGTATAACAATATATTTTGTTAAATTTGTTAAAAAAATTTAACAATAAAAAGGTGTAAAATAATTACACCTTTAAATAATAGTTGTATTTGAAATTGATTCTAAATTTTTAAGATGATTTTTAAAAACTTGTTTTTCTTCTAATGTGCAAGAATTATAAAGTTCACTCAACATCTTTCTAATAGTAGATAATAATGTTTCAAGATTATCAATATTTCTATTGTGCATATAATTAACAAATAAACCTTGGATATCCATAATAGTTTCATCAACATTACTTTCAGGAACTAAATCATATTCTTGATTTATTTTATTTATTTCAGCAAGTATTAAAAATGCCTCAACATCAAATCCTTTTTTAAGTTGATTTTCAGCTAACTCTTTAGCAATGGGAATACTTTCCTCGAATGTCATATGATTACATTCCTAGCATTACTTTCACAACTGCTAATTTATCAGTGTATTTTCTGATGCATTTTTCCCAACAGTCTTTATCTTCTTGAGATAAATATACTGAATCTAATTCATCATATTCTTCCATTCCCATTTCTTTTAAATTTGATGCATGTTGTAATTCTTGCATTGCCATATCATGATACATTTTTGACCATTGAGGCTTCATATTTTTATAATATACATATGATTCTGCATAATCTCTAGCACTGCATAATTCATCTTTAATAGAATCCATATACATTTCTAGTCTTTTCATAATAAACACCTCCTAGCAAATTTTAGTTACAACAACATCAAAATCCCCTGTAACTTCTACACCTGTATTAACGAATTGTAATACTGTTGGAGAGTCACAGCATCTTCTTGAATTATCTTCTTTCACTTGAACTAAAGTAGTAATAGGAACATTGACTGAAGTTGTAATTGTAGCTCCTGTGATAGTTCTAGTTGCTTGAGGTTGATTGATTCCGTTTTTAGTCATACCAATAACCACATTTCCAGCAGTGCCTGCTAAAACAGTAGCATTAAAAATAACTTCATAAACACCACATTTGTTTAATTGAATTGTTGATACACCATTTAATTCAGCCGTACATCCTTTCTTTAAAGTTACGCTATTAAAAGGAATAATTCCTGTTGTAGCAACTACACTTTGACTTTTTGAATAAGCTTCTAACATAATAATTTCCCCTCTCTATGATAATTTATTTTTAATAAAAAGTGGGAAGTTGTTCTAGCATTCCCACTTAACCTATAGGCATACTACAATGCTCATTTAATATTTAATTTTTAGATGTTAGAACATCCGCAACCTGAATTAAACACAGGGCTAAATCCTGCAGTATAAGTGGTTGCATTTGGATATCTAACTACACCACACATAGCTGATTGTAGTTGTAATTGATTAACTTGTGCTTGTAATGTATCAATTTTGTTTTGAGCCAAAGCATCAATAGCTCTTTGAGTTGTGCAGCAACATTCAGCTAATTGTGTTTGAGTGGCATTAAAATTTCTTAATGTTTCATAACCTAAATTACATAATCCATTTTGAAGTCCTTGATAATTATGTTGAACATTATCATTTAATCTTCCAACAGAATTTTCTAGGTTATTGAAATTCATAGCATTACATAACCCTGCTTCAGTTACTGGTTCTCCATTGAGATTTCTAGTTCCTCCAAAGAAACCTCCCCCACCAATCATTAATAAAATTAGCAATGCGAAAATCCACATTCCGCCATCAGCACCACCAAACATTCCGTTAGTTTTATCAGTCACTGCAGCAATGTCGGCTAAAGATACTCCTGAATCCATAAGTCATTTCTCCTTTCTTTTGTTAAATTTATATGAAAAAGCTTTAAGCTTATTTCATCATTTTTAAGATTTCATTAGGGTCAATGTTCATATCTTTACATTTTTGATAAAAAACATCTTTTGGGTTTTTACCTTCGCACATTTTCATGACCTCTTGAACCTGAGGATTAGATTGAGCCATATTCATCAAAGTTTGTTGAGGATTCCTAGCAAAGTTAAACATATTCATCATATTTTTAACGTTTGACATTATTGGATTTTGATTTAATTGTGTCGAGGTCTTGTTGAACAAACTGCTTGCCATAGTCCATCATCTCCTTTTTAAAATTTTCAAATTCTTCTCTACTCACAAAATCATTTGAGGGTTGAGAGACTTGTTGATTGTCTAAAATTTCAGTAAAAGAAAATTTTCTAATATTTCCAAAGCCTGCTCCATCAGTTTGCTTTATATACATAATGTCACTATTACCATCAAACAAGGCAACAGTACTATTTGGAGCCATTTGATAAGTTTGAGCACCTTGTAAACCATTTACTCTTATTAATTCTTGAGGTACTAAATTATTTTGAGCACTTATATTATTTAAGTTATTTAAGTTTTGATTATTATAGGATTGCATGTTATAAGGGTACTGAATACCCATTGAGTAGGGATTTTGATACATAATGTATAACCTCCTTTGTTTTTACAATAAAATTGTAAAATAAAAAGTACACTATCACAATGTAATGATAGTGTACTAAAAGTGTACAATTATAGAATTTTTAAAATTTTCTTATTAACTTTTTGACTTAATTTTCTTGCATAATCACTAGATATATCTAGTTCTTCAGCTATTTGTTCTAATGGGATACCTCTTGCTCCCATTTCAAATAAATCTTTTTCATAATTTACAAAATTGCATTTATTTCTAAATAGGTCTAGTTCAGGTTCAGTAAAGTCAGAAATAATCATCTACGCTTACCTTTTCTTCTTCTACTTCTAGGTCCATTTCTTCTAATAGTTTTAGTTACTCTAATTCGTGCCATTATTAATAGTTCAATTTCCATCTACATAATTAGCATCACCATTATCATTTGTTTCAATTTGCGTAGTTGTAGTTTCTTCAGTTGGAAGATTCCAAAAATACAACCAAGCAATATTCGTAGCAAAGAATAATAGTAACATTGTAATAAATGCAATAAACCACCTTTTAGATTGAGCTTTGATTTCTTTTAGACAATCAACAGCTAGAGTATCATGTTTTTCTTCCATAGCACTACACTCCCATTAACGCCATGATGGTATTTTTACCTGCAATACCATCAGCGGTTAAGCCTTTTGATTTTTGGAATGCTTTAACGGCAGCTTCAGTATTGTTTCCAAATTTAGCATCAGTACCTTGAGGGTTGAATCCATAACAGTATAAAGCAACTTGAACTGCTCTAACCATTTCTTGATACTCACCATTTCTAACATAGTGACGACCTAAAGCATTGATGGTTTTAGACCCACATTTTCCATCAACTGCTAACCAAGCATTATAATCATGATTCATAGCAATTTGGAAACATCTAATAATATTAGCTTTTGTTTTAGGTCCATAGATTCCATCAGTATCAATTTTAACTCCTGTATAATTGATAGTATGTTGTTGGCCTAAAGCAATTAAATCATTTCCTTTGGAAGTTGATTGTGGTATTGATGGTTTTGAAGTTGAATTAGTCGGTTGTTTTTCATATCTAAAATGATAATCCCATCCACCTTTATAGGTATAGAATGAACGTGTACAAATTTCTTTTCCTGTTTGGTCACCAGTTTTACCGCATGTAGTTTTTCCTTTTTCATTAATTGATGCATGTACAATGTTTTTAGCATCAATACACATAACCACATGATGTCCTTCTTTTAAGAAAATATCTCCACGTTTTCTAGGTGAATCAATAGCAATAGCTTTAAACCCATTTTTTAATAATTGTTCTCTTAAATTTCTAGTGGTAGAGCCGCTATTTACATTAAATCCAGCTTTATGCAAAGCAGTACCAACTAATGATGAACAATCATAATTAGGACCATTTCTATGTGCTTGGTCATAACCATGTGAATTATCTCTAGCGATTGCTTCCATAAATGATACTGCAGTTTCAATTTTTGACATTATTTATCTCCTCCATATTTTCCTGATAATAATTTAATCCAATTTTTAACTAATTCATAGCATCCTGTAGCACCTAATCCAATATAAGCACCAATTACGGCTTTTTCAAATGTTCCATATAAAATAAAATATGAAACTCCACCAACAAATGCTAAAATAGTTGGAATAAGCTTATTATTAATCACTGCATCATTAGTCCATGTTTTAACAATATATCCAATTAAAACACAACCTAATAATACTGCGGGATTAATCGTTTCTAATAAAAAATCCATTTAAAAATCCTCCTTTCTTTTTAACATTATAACATTTATATACATAATTTAAAAGTATTTATAATTATGCAATTCTTTCCCAAATATAAGTAAGCTGTGTTGGTTGGATATTTTGTCCGTCGCCACTACCTGAAATGTCAGTGGATACATTTTGCGAATATATTCCAGCATTTCCTTCACCTGAATAATCCCTTCTTCTATAAACATTTCCTTGTTCATTGGCGGTTACATTTTGTTCATGAGCATGTGTTTGTAACCATTTACTCCCAATAGTTTTTCCTGCATCTTGATTAAAAGTTGTATGAATATTTTCGTCTGTATCATCCTCATTGATACCACCTAAAACATATCCTTTAATTCTCTCCCATTTAGTTCCTGGATAATATTCGTTAGGGTCAAAATCTTTTCTTGAGTTATAAATTTGAGTTCCCACAGGTGGGTATAAATAAGAACTAGCTGGAAGTTTGATTGAAAAACTATATTGAGTATTGACTCTTTTTAATAATAAATCTTCTCCTGTGAATGAAAGACAATTAAAAATAATATAATCACTATTTTCTTCACTTGACAATAATCTAATTTTCATTTGAGCATTTCCATTAAAGTAAGATTCTTGAACACTATATTCAAGTTGACCATTTTCATTTTTAGATAAATTGCTAGATTTAATAACATTTGATTGAGTATCAGTTATTTCAATAATATAATTAGTTATTTGAGTGTTAAGAGGAGTTAAATAAATCAATAAAGAATTATTACCACTATCTACACTATATAATCCATTTTTAGAAGCATCATTAAAATCATAACTTAAAATATTTTTCATAATAATAAATTCCTTTCATAAAATATAATTTAAAAGTATAGTCTTTATTTTTGACTATACTTTAGTCTCTCCACATCTTCTTTAACTTCCGAAAGATTATCTTCAACTTCATCTATACGTTCATGAATTCGTCTATGACTATCTTTATTTGAAACAGTAAATTTATCAATATTACTTTCAATAGCAGTAAGTCTAGTCATCAATTTTGTAATTGTAGAATTCAATTTAATTATAGGATTTCCAACTGCCAAGAATAAACCTACTAAAGTTCCAATAGAAAGGACTACAATCCAAGAAATTTCATATTCTAACATTAGTATATATCCTCCGCATCTAATTCTATATAACCACCATTCAACTCAACATAACCAACTGACGCACCTAACTGACCACTGAGGTTAGTTTGAGCGTATATAGTAATAATTGACTGAAATTTAGAGCCAGTAGCACCTGCGCCTTTTGAAGTATCAGCTTCTGCTATAATAGTATTACCATTTCCAGCACGCACGACAACTTTAGTCATGTTATTTAGGCTAACACCCACAATAGGAGTTTTGTGCATAACGACTGGAAGTTGTAGCATAATATCCACGCTTTTAACAGTTTCACCTGCAATACAAGGCACTCTAGATAAAACATTATTAGTTATTTTCCAATAGTACCGCAAACATTTATTAAATTCATCTGCATATGAAAATGTATAGATTCCTGTGAATTTTTTCCCACGTTCAAATTTAATCCATTGAATATATGGAGGATTCATTAGTGTACTCGAATCATTATGCATATAGCTTTCATAATGTGATATTGAAACTCTAGGATTAGCTTCTTCATACCTATGAAATTCTATTTTATACAATTTTCTATTATCTTCAGCTGTTAGAACTGTTGTAAATTTTTCACCAGGTGCCAAATTATCATAAAATGTAAATGATTTTTCGTCTAGATCCTTTAGTTTAACCGTTATTGTGTAATAGCCTTGTATCATTTTTTCACTTACTTCTGAATGAATTTCTTGTACTAACTCACCATTCATAGGTCTTATACCAAATTTACTAATGTCCATTAGTGCAGAACTAGTTGAGTTATTAAACAAATGCCACATATCGATAGTACGTGTTTTACTCCCATCATACGAATATGTTGTGCTACCTATTTGGTTTACAGGATTTAGAAAATAACCATTAATAATAATATTTTCATTTTCAATATAATCAGTTTTTTCTTTAATCTCATCAATTTCAATTTGTAATTTTCCTGCACTATCAGTCGAAAGTTTGTCCTTCATTTGATTGAACCAAGTATTAAATTGACTTTCGTACTGTTTAAATAAAACTGAGTAATCAACCTCATCTATAGTTCCAGTCACCCAACCACAAATAGAACTATCAGGACGAGTGTCTGTGATGTTTGATTGTGTAATAGTAGAAGATTTTGCTGACACTAAAACATTTGCTAAAACAATATCTTTAATAGTATCATTATAAACTCTTGCTGGAGGCGTTGGTGATGTTGATGCAGTACCTTTAATAACTTTAATTTCAGCATTTCTAACGGATAATGTATCATCAACACGCATTACAATTCTATCAATTCTATCTTGAGTGCTGGCAGAATCTAAAGTCAATGTTACATTTTCATTTACTAAAATTGTAACTCCTCCAACCATACAGCTTCCTTTATTTACTTGAACTCCTAATGTACCATTTTCGACAACTTGCAAATTACTTGAAGGATTAGGAAATACACCTTCCTTAAAATAAGTTTTTAATAGATTTCTAAAACCTTTTGAATCAGTAGCTCTATCATAAATAGGTGTTCCATCTGATTCATAGCTTTGGACTTGTGAATCAAATGGGAATGCTTGAATATTTTGTGCCATAATAATTACCTCCTTAAATTATTCTTATTTCTAATTACATTTCCTATTTTAATTTCAACGGAAATGTCACCTTGTTTCATTACCTCGTAAATTTCAACAATTCTTGCTTCTAATTGTATGCCATATTCATCAAGAACACAGTCAACTTTTGTACCTAAATCATAGTCTTTCATATATTCATATCCTTGAGGTATAATTTTAAAGTCTACTGTTTGTTCAATGACATAATCCAATGATTTTTCTAAACCTTTTTGAATAAGTTCTTCCTTATATTCTTCTAAAGTTTGTTTTTCATCATCAAATTGTACGTCCCTTTGGTCTATGAACTGTTTATATTTATAATTACCATTTGATAAATCTAAATAAGCCACTATACGATTTTCAGCTTTATCACTTCCTGCAATAATAAAGTAATTTTTATATTTTGATTTGTCAATATTGATTGTAGGGTTTTTAATAGTATCTTGAACTGTTGAAAATGTAACAAATTCATTTCCTTCAGCTGATTGTGTTTTATCCTCTCCTTTATAAATTATAACATTTAATTCATCATTCTCAAAATTGTATACACATTTATAACTCATTTCTTGTGTCTGTAGGGTTTCATAGCATTTATCAGCTAATTCGCTTCCTGTTTCTTGATATTCAATAGTAGAACTTACTAGTCCTTCTTGATGTGTAATTTCTTTGATAGGAATATCTTCTTTGTACTGCCTTATCATATTTTCTACAGTTTGAATGAGTTGTCCACTACCATAGAAAGTAGGATAGATAACTTTATCATTTAATGTTCTTTCTAGAAAATACCCTGAAAGCTGAACATATTTAGTATCTTCCATTTTTAGCATCTTTTTGACTTCGCCAGTTTCAGGTCTATCTTTGGTATAAATGTATTTAATGTTTGCTGAATACTGCTCTACGGGAATTATGATTGTAAAATCACCATACGTATAATATTTTCTATTCCATTGCACATTAGTAGGAGTTAATAGAGTTAATAATTGGAAGTTAGCATCTAATGCTTTAAATTCCAACATATCTTTGATTATAGTAGATTGTAACACCTAATGAGTTCACACCTTCATCAGCATTAAACTTAATTGTGTTACTACCGATATCAAATTTTAAATCATAGAAAGAAGAATCTCTACTAGTTCTTCCAATTATATTAACTCCATTTTTTCTAACTGTTGCAGGTGTACTTGTTAAATCAATAATAATAGTATCATCTTTCACAAGTGTATCATTTATCTTAATAAATTTATCGTCTTTATATACAATAGGATTTTTAACGACACCTTTTGCTAAAAGTACAATTTTAGGATATGTTTCTACATCTCCTGTATTTGATAATTCAACTTCATCTGCAAATTTATAATGGCTAAAAATAAATCCTTTGTTGACTCTTGAGATAAATGGAAATCCAAATTTAGGAATAACTGAAGCAATATCTTCTCCAAATTCATCAACACTCAATAAATATGGTTGCATACATCTTATAGTAAATTGTAATTCTAATCTCTTATAAATGTTCTTGTTCGGTAACGAAAATTTGTATAGACTTCCTTCGCACCATCTAGTTCTTCCTTGGTATGTTAAATATACTTTAAATGTGTGCTTAACACCAAAAAAGCTAATACAAGTGTCCCGAAGTATAGATAATAAATTTTTATTATACATATAAGCTTTTATTGTTCTATCTTGAATACCTACTCGTTCTGACGATAAAATACCTCCATCCCCAAAAGCTTTATCTTCATATGAAATTGTATTTGTCACATAATCCCAGCCATCTAATCCATCACTAGGAATCATCCATAATGTGTTATCAAGGATGAACTCTTGTCCATCCTCTCTAACTACTCTTACTTTTACATCTTGACTAGCCATCTATCATCATCCTTCCATTTGATACATTTGTTGTAACCTTAATTCTCTACTCATTTCATCAACTGATGCAATAGGTTGATTGATATTAATTTCTTGATTAAATTTGAATCCTTGAATTGCTAAATCTCCTAAACCATTTGAAATATCCATATTCATAATATGTTGTAACGATTTAACACCATTTAATAATGATGTTTCTATTTGAGACATTGGGTCATCTTCCATGAACCCTTCAACAATACCCATGCTCAAGAATTTACCAACCTCATTCTTCATAACCCTTGAAGGAGAATGAATTCCAAAGAATCCTTTGATTCCGCTTAAAATCCCACTGCAGAATCCACCAATTTTACTCAAAATCCAATCTTTAACTGAATTAATACCATTCCATAACCCTTTAATCATATTTTTTCCAATATCAGTTATTCCTTTAATTCCATTATTGAATACGTTAGTAATTGATTTTAAAATAGTTTTTGCATGACCACCAACATTTGAAGCCATTGATTTAATACCATTTCCAATACCTTTAATTATATTGGCACCTAAATTTAACCAATTATAAGCTATGAAAACTGATACAATAGCTTTAATAATTTGAGGAATGTTTGCAATTAATGTTGGGATAGCTTTTATCAAGCCTGCTATTAATTGTACAATTATTTCAAAACCTTTTGCTAAAATTGTCGGGAAATTATCATTGATGATATTAGCAAAAGTTGTAATGATTGTAGGAACATATGCAATTAATATTGGAATGGCATTTGTTATTCCTTTAACTAAATTACTTAATAATTCAAAACCTTTTTGAATTAAAGTTGGAGCCGAATTTGCTAAACTTGTTGCAAAATCTTGAATTATTTGAAGTAATTGCGGTAATACAGTTGGAATTGAATTTACAAATCCTTCTGCTAATGAACTCAATAAAGTTAAACCTAATTCTAATAATTGAGGTATACCTGATAATATTCCACTAATGATGTTATTTATAATCGTAAATCCACTTGTCATCAGTATTGTGCTTGAACTATCAAATCCAGTTTTCAATCCTGAAATAACTTGTGAAACAATAGTACCTATATTGCTACTTAAGGATTGTCCAAATTTAAACAACTGAGGTATAGCATCATCAAGAGCAATAGCAATTTTTTGAATGAATTGTGATACTGTACCTGCTAATGATAATGAGCTATTATCAAAACCTTTTAAAATAGTGTTCGCTAATTCAGGAATAGCAGTAGCAAATCCTTGAATAATTGCACCAACCATATTTACTCCTGCAACGATTAATTTTGGCAAAATTCCTATAACAATCTTTGGAATTCTTTCCACAATTTTTGGAAGCATAGTTTCAATTAATGTACCTATACCATTTAAGATAATTTCTATTCTAGGAAATATATTATCTCCTACAGTATCAACACTTTCCACAAATTGATTAATTAATTCTTGTAAATTAGCATCATCACTACCTAAACCTGTTACAAGATTATCCCAAGATGCTTTCATCATATTAACGGAACCTTCAATAGTTGTAGCAGCTTCTTTTGCTGAAGTTCCTGCAATACCCAAGCTTTTTTGCATAACTGAAATAGCGTTAACAATATTTCCAAAAGATAAATCTCCGTCTTTAACAGTGACATTTAACTCTTTTTGAATTTCAGTCATTTTAGAAGCATCAGTAATTAATCTTTTCATTTCTTCTTTTGTACCACCATATCCTAACTTCAAGTTATCAAGCATTGTATAGTTTTGTTTTGCAAAACCTTGATAAGCCCACTGTATAGATTCTATAGAAGTACCCATTTTATTAGCATTATCTGACATATCTATCACTGCTCTATTAGCATAGTCTGCAGCCTTTTGAGTATCTCCTCCTAAGGATTGTAATAAGGATGCACTAAATCCTGTTACTTGTTCCATATATTGATTTCCGCTTATTTGAGCAGTCTTATAAGCTTGAGAGGCATATTCTTGCACTTTTTTAGAAGCATCTTTAAATAAAGTATCAACTCCACCAACAAGTTGTTCATATTTAGCATATGATTTTGTAGCTTGTGCAGTTAAACCTGCTATGGCAGTAGATGAAGCTGTTACAGCCACAGCTGTACCTTTAACAACAGCACCTGCTACTTGTTTAGCTCCGTTGGCAACTGAAGAACCAAAAGATTTTAGTTTAGCTCCGAGCCCATTAAAATGATTGTTCATTTGATTAGTGGTTCCTTGTGTATCTTTGGCTAAATCTTTTAATTTCTTCTTTAACTCTTCAATACCTTCTTTTAACCCTTTTTGGTCAAGTAGTGTCTCTATTGTAACTTTACCATCATTCATAGATTATAACCTCCTCCCATTAAGTATTATAAAATTCTTCTCGTATTTCTTTTAAAATGTCATTTGTATTCTTATTTTCTTTTTTTGGTAGTGACCACATATTTTTTAATTTTTGACATTGTTTTTCATAAGATTTATTATCTTTTTTATAACTTCTAAAGCCCATAATTTGGGACATAATAGTTGAATCATTTAATCCAATAAATAATGCTTTAAACATATGCCAATGCATATCACATGATGTTAAATCTATATTATATTGAGACATAAAAGAACTAACTATATATTCACCATCTTGAATATAATCCCATACAATATCATTTGATGTATCGGTTGATTCTATTGGTGTTGAATTTTTATTATTATAAAAATTTATTAGTGCTTCTAAAAATTCTTTTTGATATGCAATGGCTTCTATTGCTAATACATTATCTTTAATAACAAAGAATAAATCTATATAATTAAAATCCTTAAAAATAGAATCATCCTTTAACATTTCTCCAAATTTTAACCACTCTCTAAAATCTGTGTATAATAAATAAGACTTGCCTCCTACATTTATGGAATTCGGCAAGCCTTTTGTTCTTAAATCTATCATTTTTTATTAACAGTTAAATTTTGAGCTTTATCAATTGCATTGATAAGTTCAATTAATTTGTCGTATGATGATAAATCAATATCACCTAATGCTAGGGATTGGTTAAAATTATTTAACGGTTTATTGTATGTTTGAATAATTGATAAATATAGAATATTTAATTCATTAGGGTCTACGTTGTTAAATTTGCCTAAAGCTTTTTCACAGTTTTCTTGCCCTAATAAATTACACACTAATTCATACATTCCTTTACATTTTTCTTTAAAATGTAATTCTGGTTTAGAGTTATATAATTCCTGTTTTTCTAATTGTTCAGCAATTTTTAAATTATATTTTGGTAATGTGAATACGTCACCATTAAATTCTACTTGATAGTCCATTTAAAATTAACCTCCTGATTTAGTAAATGTTGGAGCACCACTTGTAATTGCATACGTTCCTTTTTCAATGTCTCCACCCATTTTAATTGAAAAAGTAATTTTTCCATCAACTGTATTTAACACTTTTGATGTCAAAGTTGCAACACATCTCCAAGCTTTCTTTTCAGTTCCTCCAAAGCACATTAAGAAAGGTACTTTAACATCACTGCCTACAGGCATATTGAAAAATTCATTAAACATAAAATCATAAATAGGATTTCCCTCATAACAAGCAATTTCTTGAGGTAATTCAGGTTGATTTCCATTGATTTCAGTTACCGCATTTGCAAAGCAAATATAATCCATATCTTCTTCACTTTCATTCATTGTCAATTCAAAAATTGTAGAGTAATCAATTTGTTTCCAACTAGATGATGCAAAAGTTGTATCTTTAGTAACATCTAAAAATGGGATGAACTGATTTCTAGTTAATTTTGTCATAGCTGCCATAATTCTAATCTCCTTTCATTTGTAAATATTGAATATAAAATTGTCCTTCGTACCGAGCAATAGAAGTATCTTCTTGTAAAGTATATACTTCAGGAGCTTTATATAATGAACCAATTTCATTAACTATATAGTTATCTCCTAAACTGGGAAATTTTTGTTTTAAATTCATATCTTCTATAAATTTAGTAATTTTATCAAACGAATTTATTGCTTCTAAATTTAAATCACTTGTACCCTCATCATATGATTTCACTAGATTTATATTGAACATAAGTCTAACTTCCATTGACCCGTCAATAAATTTATTTAGTATTTCACTACTTGAATTAGAATTTACTGAAGCAGTATCAGGAATCATTGGGATAACATTAAAATAAGTATATCCATTTACTTCAGGACAATCTCTTAACCATATTGAAATAGCTTCATATATACTATTCATTTATCTTCCTCCTCGGTTAATAAATTCAGACACACTTCTAGCAACTTCATCTTTTTTATCTCTAAAAGCTGCCTGTTCCCAATGTGATTGAGCAAATGGGTTAACATCTTTACTATAATTCAAAGGCCTACCTTTACTTGATACACCCTTCCATTGATACCTAGCATACTTTTGATTATATGTAACTTTATAAGGTTCAGTCACATAATTATTCATTAACATTTTTGTATCGGCAGGAATATATTTTTTAAATTGTTTAGCCCATGTTTCAGCTAAATATATGCCCACCTTGTCATTTAGTAATTTAGCAATTATAGTATTTGATGGACTTAATTCTATTTTTACCTTCATAGTTAAATACCATTAATCCTAAATTGATAACGAGTATCAAATTTATTTTCTACTTCTTCAATATTTCTAATTTCACAAGCATTTGGACTATATTTATTTCTAATAGAAACTATGTTATTAGGAGTTATCTCTTTTTCTTTGATTTCTTCTAAAATAATAATATCTTGGTTTGATAAAGTAAAATAAGCATCCTTATTTTCTAATTCTTTCCATTTATAATAAGGCATATATTTATTAGTAAACGGAATCAAGATTGTAAATTGAGTTCCCATTGAAACAACTTGTCCATTAACATTGGAAATTTTAGTTCTTGAATAAGTACAACTTTTAATAACTGTTTTATACCAAACATCTAAACCAGTTATAGAATCAGTTCTTTTTAATTTATTTAAAATTGTAATATTACCTTGCACGATATAACCACCTACCACGATAGAATAATTCTGGATATTCATATAAATATTCATGTGCAATAGTTGTGAATTTTTCTAAAATAACACTTTCATTTTTCTTTGAAGTGTCATAACCGAAAGATTCAATTCCATTGCTATAGCTAGTTAATTTATCACTTACATTTGTACTATTTTCATCAAATAAAGTATTTATTAATTTAACTTCAAGTCTTTTAATAGATTCAGGTACTGATTCTAACTCATTAACCAATAATTCTAATTTCTTACAGGTTATATAATTTAATTTTGATTCTACTTCATATTGTAAATTAGGGAATGATTGTTGGTCACATTTCCCTCCAAAGTTTTTGTAATCTGAAAAAGAAATATAATTCATTTATCATTCCCTCCTTACTATTCATCTTTAGTCGGTTCTTTTGGTGGTCTACCTTTTTTTGGTTTTTCCTCAACTTCAATCCCACCCATTTTCTTATACATTTCAATACAATCATGATTATTGGTTACAACTCCTGTACCATTTGGCAATTTAATCTCCATGCTAAATTACCTCCTTCTAGGATTGTTCATTTCCTTCATAATAAATGATTGTTTCAGGTGTCACTGCTTTTGTTCCATAATAGAAGAACATTTCAACAGCTACTGCTTCACTTAAAGGAATTCTTTCAGCTGTGTAAGGAACACTTCTAATAGGTTGTGCAATAGATTCATTCATCATAGCTTCAAATTTAACACCTTCAGGTAATCTATTTGAACTATGACATCTTACACCATGATAATAGAAGAACTCTTCAGTTGTAGTGTCAACATTTGTATTTACAACTTTATCTAAATACATACGCATTTTAGAATAAGTGTCAGGGTCAAAAACGATTTGTAGCATTGAACGGTCTAAACCATCAATATAATCATTTTTTAAAGTTTCTAAATGTAAGATAGCTGATTCTACAATTTCTTGGATTTCAGTTACTCCTGTAGCATGTTTAAATTCAGTTCCTTCAGTTTTACCTACTTCAAAGAATTTTGTATCTAATTCAGCAATTAAACGTTGAGCGTGGTTGGCTGAACGTTTAGCAACTAATCCATCAACCCCTAATAATCTAACGTCTTTTTGTTCAATTTCTTCAACAAATTCTCTATCAGTATCAATAGGAATTGTAACTGTTTTACCCTTTACATTATTACCTTTTCCACCTGTACGAGCAGTACCATAATTTTGAGCGGTTGCATTAGCAAAACGTTTTGCTTCTACTGTACCTGCTAAAGGGTCACCTGATAAATCAGTATTTTTTAATTGTACTGAAACTGCGCCTTTTTGCACATTTTCAAGAACACCATCATAAGCTTCTTTTAAAAGCATTTTTCCCTCACTAGAACCATCCAATAATACACTTAATGATTCAATTCTATTTTGTGTTTTTACTGCCATATAATTTTTCCTCCTTTAATTTTCTACCAAATTACAGGATTAGGACGTTCTACATCTTCAGGGTCATCTACATCTTCAGGGTCATCAACTTTACCTGATTTTCCTGAAAATTTAATAGTTGGTTTTTTTGTTTGTTCCTCTTTTAAGAAAGCTCCTTCATCATCTTTCTTATAAGTTTCTACATAATCATCAAAACCAATTAATTCTCCATCTTTCATTTTTAATTCATCTTTCATGATTTCACTTAAAAATGCTTTTTTAGCTGAATTAGAACTAAACTTTAATCCTGCTACTTTTTGATTTACTGCAAATTCATAAGCTTGTTTTTGTAATTTTGTTTCAGAATTTTTCTTGTAATCAGCATATTCCTGTGTCAAAGTATCAATCTTTGCATTTGCTTTATCAAGTTCTTCTTGACTTGTTCCTGCATCTTTTAATTGTTTTTGTAACGCTTTTAAATCATCATCACGTTTTGAAATATCAGCTTTATAGTTTTTAATTTCAGTTTCTTTTGATTTTAAATCATTACTAATTTTTTCAACTTCATTAATTGTTTTATAATTTTCATTAAAAGTTGAATTAAAATCTTTTTTCTTGTCTTCAGGAATTTCAATTCCAATTCCTTTCAAAATGTCAAAAATGTTTTTCATAAATTAATGTCTCCTTAAAATATTATTTTAATTGTGTTTTCCACAATCTAGGTTAACTTACATTATTATTATAATAAAATATTATTTTTATTACAAGTACATAACTATATTATTTAATCTTCATCATAACCCCATACATATGTCCTATTAAATCTCGGTGTAATACCTGATTTTTTAGCAACATGATAATATAATGACTTCAATTCTCCTAATTTTGTTTCTTGTTTTTTATAATCAAACCCTGCTGAATCTAAAGCTATAATTTCATCTTTTTTATATCTCATTTCAGTTTCAATAGAACGCATTAATTGTGATGCTTCATATTTAGTGTATTCTTTTCCTTTGATTGTAACTTTATCCGTAGATTTCTTTTTCATTAATTCTAAATCTTCCTTTGTGTATGTTTTTGGTGATACCCCTAAAATGATATAAGAAATTCCATGTCTACAATTCAATGTTCCAATAGGTCTTTTTAATTTATCGTTTAATTTTTCATAAGCTTTAATAGTGTATTGTCTTCCTTGATAAGGTAAATGGTCTTCAGCACATAAGCCGTGAGCATCAATTTCTACTCCATCAGCACCATATTGATTCCCCATTTCTTTTCTAATGCCATTATTGACCTGTCTGACACCTTCTAAAATATTCATTCGGCAAGCGCTGTCTAATCTTCTTGTTCTACCACTAGCGTATGTGATTCTCATTCCTTTTCTAGCTTTGGATAATAACATTCTTTTCATTACACTTTCATAGTCGTCCATTCCTGTGGCTACTGTATCAATAGCTAAATCAATAATATCTCTATAATCTTTTGAAATGGCAGTTGTATGTGACATATTTATAAATGTGCCATCAGTTAATTTCTTAACTGATTCAATGTAACTATTCAAAGGTTTATTTTTAGAAAAAGGAGGTTGAGCTACACCCGTATAATTATATAAATAAGCTGCATCCTTATATTCTTCTCCTGCACTTTCAAGATATAATTTTTGAATATCCTCTAAAGCTAATCCTGTTTCTTTAACTAACATAGAATTAATTTCTTTGATATTATTTCCCATCAAAGCTAATTGTTCTAATCTATGCAAGTTGTCTTTATCTAATTTTCCAATAGCTTTAATTTGTTTAGCCATCATTTTTAAATAGAAAGTATTCACTTTACTAAATCTTTTAGCTATTTCAAAAGCTTTATTTGTAAGTTCAGTGGGTGTAATAGCCATCTATTATTCCTCCTCTGTGTCTAATTCATTTGTTTTTGGACCATTATTAAATAAATCATTCATCATATTTTCTTGTTTTTCTTTTTGCATATCTTTGATTTTTTTAGTTGCGACTTCTAAAGATTCTCCTGTATACCAAGCACGTACTTCAGCTTTATCTAGAATATCAGCCTCTACTAATTGAATCTTTTGTTGAAGTTCAGTATCAGTATCAATTAAAACGCTATCTCCCCATTCAACCGTAGTATCATAATCCCCGTCGGGTGCTAATTCATACAAATCAACTAAAACATTCATGGCATAAACTGTATCCATTAAAGTATCTTCTAAAGCTTCTTGATGCGATACGATATTATCATATGCTTTTTGTTTTAAAACTCTAATTTCAGTTGCAGTTCTTGCTTCAGCTTCTACATTAGAAATAGTACCTCTAGAAAGACATAATGTATCTTCAATCCTCATTAGGATATTGTTTAATCCATCTAAATAACTAGCATCTCTTAAGGTTGGAGCGAAAGCATTATAAGTATTGGATTGTCCTAAATCCAAAGAACGATATAATCTATCTTTCATTCTATCCATTACTGAATGAGTACCATAATAGCCATTTTCATAATGCAAAGCAGTAGGGTCTACATCAATAGCCATTTGTCCTCCTTCATATTCCCAATCTAGCCTACCAAATTGTTCATCAGCTTTTTGTATTAAATTAACAGCATCACCAAAGAACGATACCCCTAGTGGTGAATTCATATCAACATTATTTGAAATTGGTTCACAATAATAACCATATAAAGGTTTTTCTACATTCTCAATTTCTACTCTAGGTTCTAATGTGGACCATTTTTCTACTTCAGTTAATGGAATTTCCTCACCTAATTCTTGAGTTGAATTTTCATCCCCATTTGCATCTAATTTAATTTTAAAAGCTTTGTTTTCAATCGTGACAGTATTGTATTCAAATGTTTGCCTTTCTACTTTTGTGTATAAAATTTCACCGCTTCTAAATTGGTCTAAAAATGCAATATCCACAATATTCCCATCATCATCAAAAGCAATAGGATAGAATTCTCCTTGATAGTTAAAATCAAAGTAAACTTGGTCATTTTTAATATAAGGCTTGATGATAACTCCGCCTAAAGCTAACGCTTTTTCATATACTTTAGGAAGTTTTTTAATTAATTTTTTCTTATAAACGTTGTTTAAATAGTCAGCCCTTGTTTTAGTTTCTTCTTGTTTGTCTTTGTCTACTTCGGTACTAATATTTGAGTCTATAATATCAGTTTTCATTTCACTCAAAACTTGCTGCTTAAATGCTTTACAAATTAATTTTGGAATACCAATAGAAATAACTCCTGTGTCATCCTTATTAACCCAAGGAGCTTTATTCTTATACATTTTCTTCCATAATGATATAGAATTCATCATAGTATCGGAAATACTAGAATCGATACTATTATCAACTTTAGCATTTCCAATCATTTTATTTAGAGCTTGTAAAATTAATTCGATAATGTGTTTAATCATATTATTCCTCCTCTAATGTTGTTTTTTTCTTCTTCAATAACATTAGAATCAATTAATTCCATTAATTCTTTATATTGTTCTTGTGTGATGCGGTCACCATAGAAGAAAATATCTAATTGATTTTTAGTTTTTTCAACATAAGCATCATCTAATAAACCCTTATTAATTTTAGAATTAATTCCTTTTTTCAATCTTTCATAAATAGTCATATTATTGTTCCTCCAAATCTAATTCTAAACAAGTAACTCTATAATCAATATCAATGATGCTTTGATTGTCAAGTTCTTCTTTACTTTCAATATATTTTTTAGTATCTTTAATATATTCTAGGTCAATAGTGTGGTAGACATCACTTGCTTCAAATGAAATATTTGTTTCACCTGAATATGTTTGTAATTGTTTTAATTGAGTTAAAAGTTCAGTTGGAATATCTTCTTCAGTTGGTGTTGAAAGTTGATAATAAACTGTTATTGGGTTTGATTGAAGCCAACTTTTAAATAGCTCAGTAGTATTTAGACCTCTTATTTTATTTAATACAACATACATAGCGTTATCTAAAACTTTTATTGCTTCTTCCAATGTAGTAGAAATAGAATCTGTGGTTAAAAGTTTATTGCAACTACATGGAGTAGTATCTATTGCATTACTGACATTTACACTATATCCATCCATGCTAACGTTATTACTATATTTGTTCCAAAGTTCATCATCACTTCCATCAAAAGTTACAACACCAACATTTCTAATAATCTTGCCTCTGTTAAAATCAATGTAATCATATACATCACCAATTTTATAAAGAGGATTTTGAAGAGTGTAATTTAAAATACTACCAATATAAGGTTCATAAGTGGTGTTTGAACTATACCCAATATATAAATTTCTAAAAGGATTATCAGATTTTATCTCAATATATGATGCATTTGTTGGTAATTTTAACGGATTTGTCGCTGTAAAATTTAAACTGATAAAAGTCCCCAAAATATTGTTATTTATATCATATATTTTATAATTTAATCCACTAGAAATACTATTGTTTCTAAACAATGTCTTTCCACCTTTGATGATAATTTTTAATTGTTTATTATTTTTTATATAAGTATTGTAATTAAATAAATTTTTTCCACACATAACTCCACTCAATTTATTAACCGCTTTAATTTCTTGTGGATATTCAGGCGAAGGAGAAGGTTTGCCACCAGTATATGGTTCGTAAGAGGTTGCAGTTGAACCTTCTTGTTCACTATTACCTTTAATAACTAAACTATTCAATCTTTTCGTAGCAGCATCTGTTAATTGAGCATAACCATCCGTAATAGTCAATTCTTGAGTAATACCATTTGCATCCTTTAACTCACGGTCTTCTACTTCATTAACTTGTTTTTGTAAATCTGTATAAGTAGATGGAATACTATCTAAAGCTTTTTTGGCTGTATTTTCCACTAATTGGACTTGTTCAGAGCCTTTATTTGTGATGTTTGTGATTTGATTACTTGAGGTAGTAAGTAATCTGTTATTTTCGGTTTCAGCCAATGCTGATAATTCTTTTTCTAATTGTAAGAAGTAATCTCTAGCTTGTTCTTGTTCTCCGGGAGTTAAATCATCAACTTCTAAACCAACAACGCATGTACCAGTTGCAATAGCAGTATTCCATTCATTAGTTATATTTCCTAATGAATCTACATTTCTAGCACACACAATAAAACTAATATTTCCTTGATATTCAGTTACTTTTCTAGATAATAACCATGTAAATGTGATATTATCATCTACTACTTTTACGTCGGTAACAATATATTTATCTTTTTCTCCATTTGCATTTTGATAATTAATATATAATTGATATTGTGTTAAATCAACATTATCTCCTACGATTCTAGGGCATTGAAAATATTTTCTTTCAGTTTTTTCATCATTAGTGACACCAAATAATAACTCACCTGAAGGAACATATATTTCTCTACTATTATCATCAATAATTAAGTAATCATCAACCATATCCTGTGTTGATGCATTCAATAAATCTTGAATTTCGCTCATTATTACATACCTCCCTTATATTTGATTAATAATTAGCTCATTTGTTTCAAATTCACTTATATTGTTTTTACCATATAATTTCAATGTAAAATAATTATTATTAGTAATATCATTTGGTACTAAACAAGAATTTCCTTTAATTAATAAATTAACTTCTTTGTCCCTCCCATTTGTTAATTTTATTGCTTTTCGACTACCTCTCCAAGAAGCATCAAAGTCAAATAATAATTTTAAATAATTATTACTATTCATAACTATATCATCAAAATTACAGTTTTCATTCTTTTCTAACTTTTGACCTGAAATATTAAATACTAATTCTCTCATTTTATATCTCCTTTCACATTATCAAATTGATTACTAATTTTTGGAATCATACGAGCAATAAAATTAACATTATCTTCATTGTGAATTCCATAACTAAATTCTATCCCTGCTTCATGTAAATAAGCATGCACCATTTCATGCAATAATGTATGTTTAATCCATATATCTTCTTTCCAAAGATAAATTCGTTTATCATCATAATGGACATAACCATCACTATTATTTTCTAGCATACAAGAATCCTTTTTTCTAATATTTTAATTTCATATTCTTCCCCTAAAATATTAACGACCATATCTAGCACCTCCACGTTTTTTCCATATTTGTTCCGTTGCATATCTGATACAGTCAATACTATGGTTGTCTAAATCAGGATATGCACTTATTGGTTCATCCTCAGGTGTTGTTTCATATTGATATTTAGAAAATTCTTCTTTAGTGTTTGGGCATTTAATTGGGTCTATTACTATCTTTAATAGTGATTGTAACCACTTCATCCCAAATCTTACTGAATCAGGACCTTTTTCAGCTGCTCTAGCATTAATTCCATATGTTCTATATTCTTCTACAGACTTTTGTTCAGCACTGTCACAAGTGACTATATCATATCTTGTCAAACCTTTCTCATTTAATAATACATTAGCAGTATCTTTATTTGATTTCTTATTACATCTATATTCATCAAATATATACAATGTCATTCTAGCACTATCATAATAGCACCCACCAAAATGGAATGGGTCAGGATACCAACCCCAATCGACACCATATAATACTTTATCAAATGAAGCTATTTCATTATCAGTAATTTCTCTAATTTCTAAATTATCAAATACTTCTAAACCTTGACCTACCGGAATACCTAAATATTCATGCTCATAAGCTTTTGGATTTATCTGTTTTAGCCATTCAGCATCATCAAAAAATTGTTTACCGAGCCATTGTTTTGGAACATCTCTATAATCGCTGTCATGTACTATTCTATCAGGTTTTCCACTTGATGCTTCTACATTAATCCAATGAGTGTTAGAAATAGGAACGTTATAAGAAAAGAATGTATAGTACCTATCGCCTCCACGAATAGTAGACTGATTAATATTACGAATTTCCTTCATACCTTTTAACTGGTCGGCTTCTTCAAACCATCTAATAGCAATGTACATTCCTTCAGGCGGTCTAATAGATTTAATCTTTTGTGGGTCATCTCCACCTCTAAAATAAATCTTTTGCCCTGTTTCTTTTAAAGTTATTTCCATCGGCGATACTGTGAATTTGAATTGACTCGTTAACCCTAAATGGTCAATAGCCCACTTAATTTGCATATAAACGGAATCTTTAAGAGTATTTCCAACCTCTCTCATCACTAATGCACAATAGTTAGGATTGTTTTTCATTAACTCAATAGTCTTTTCTCCTACATACGTGGATTTAGTGGAACCACGTCCGCCCCTTAACCAAAACTCACTATAATCAGGATTATCAATATCTCTATTCAAATCTACAAATGATTTAGCTATATCTTTAGCAGGAATATAGAATGATGTATTTTCTTTCTCTTGTTCTTTTTCTGCTAATTCAGTTAATACTTGAAAAGATAAAGCATTTCCTTTCATTGCGGACCTTGCTTGTCCTGCAATCATTGATGCCATCACAGTAATATCTTCATCTTCAATTTCTTTACATAATCCTTTGACTGAACGAACGTTCTTTTTATTTGTTTCTGACTCCAGCATCATTTTGGCTAGTTGTTGCATGGTTTTTTTCTTTCTTCTTGCTTTACCACTAGCAATACCTCCCATACGTGCTATTTGACTTTGTTGTTCTTTTGTTCGTTGGTTTTGAGGAATCAAGTGTTTTGAGTTATCACCAGGCATTAAATCACTTCCTTTACTTAATAAATAATATAAATATTTTACAAAATTAATTATATTATAATTATTATAAATATACAAACTATAATAAAAAATAAAAAGAGTACGGCCATACTCTTTTTAATAAACTAGTAATAATATGAAATATCTTTTTTACTCTTCAAATGTAATATCCAAGTAGCATTCATTTTCATCTACAGGAATTGTAATATTGCCACCCTCCATTTTGTATATATTAATTATACTAATTTTCTTATAATGTTACAACTACCACAAGTTGTTTGAATCTATCACTATATCTAATATTAACTTCTAATATATCCCGTTCTTTTAATTCTTTATCTAGTAAGTCAACTGCATTAGCTGATACTGCTATTTGTGTACTATCATATTCAATAATTATCAATGTATCCCAAGTAACAGTTTTTGATATTAATTCTAAAGTTAGCATTATTTTTTATTCCTTTCTAAATATTCACTATATACCCAATATTTATGCAGGGTTTCCTTACTCATTTGTATAATACCAGATTTAAAATCTTTTATATATTTTTTCATTTCACTTTTACATTTATTAAATTCTTGTTCATACCTGCTATTTAATAAATCTTTATAAAATTCGCCGCTCATATATTTTCCTCCTATTATTTATTTTTATATTTTCTTACTGTATATTTATGTGAGGATAAATAATATTTAATATAATTTTTAAATTGAATTTCGTTATCAAACATTGTCATTTTTATTTTCTCCTTACATTTTCTTACCATGATATTAATTATATTAATAGCACTTTCTATTTCATCTATACATTCCATTGTTATTTATCCTATTCATAATAAAACATAGCTAAAGGGTATATACCATTTATATTAATTATCTCAACTATGTCCTCTTTTTTAATGCCTTTTTTATTCACAAAATCACACAATGCAAAAGCACCCTTAAAGTATTCATATTTCAATTTATTTAATTTCATTTTCTTTCATACACCACTCTTTCCAATCAAAACTACAGCAATTCCCTTGAACTGGGCAATCATTATTATCTTCTTCTTGTTCTAAAACAAAATGACAATTTTTACATTTTGTTTGACGGCACATTTTAATTAGTTCTTCACACGCTTTATTGAATGCTTTTTCTAATTGGTCTACATATTTTTCCAAATCCTTAACATATCGATGATTTTGATTTTCAAACCACTTATTATCATAATTTAAACTGAAACTTCTATTGTAATTATTTTTATCGGGTCTATTCATCTAACCACCCCAATTCCTTACATTGTTTGTTAATTGCTTTTAATAAATCTATATCAACAAAACAAGTCTTAAAAGTATTTTCACTGTTTGAAAGAGGATTTTGCCACGTAACATCTCTCATACAACGAATTTCAACATCCTTATCAGTAAAATCAAATATTATTATTTTTCTCTCATCTCCGTATAAAAATTTGTTATATATCAAACACTCCCTGCCACAATAATATGAACGACTGAGATTGTCAGAGTCATATCCCAATTCCTTAAACATTTCTTTTGCTGTCATAACTTTTTCAACCTTTCTTGTTCTCGCTTTGCTTTTTCTACTTTAAAAGCAAACACTTGGTCATCATCAATATTAAACATCACTTTTAATTGATACAGCATGATTTCAACGTCAGCTATTTCTTCGATTAAATTAGCATAATGTTTATCATTTGGATAACGAAGAAATTTATTAATTGCTTGAATAAGTTCAGCACATTCTTCCATAGCTTGTCTACATTGTGGTTCTTTGCCATATTTTTCAAGCGATTGTCTAAATATCCTTTTTGTTTCCGTTACTTTATCTATATATTCATCAACATTAAATTCTTCTATTTTATTCATCATCTATTACCTCACAATATTTAATATTCATATCTTTCAATCAATTCATCAATGGTTTCATCATCTTCGGCATCTTGAAAGTAGCCTCTCATTCTCATACCAACGAGCATACCGATTTCATCAAAACAATCACTGCCACAGCCATCATCTTGAAATTCTTTTAATAAATCTAATTCAAAATCTTTTTTAAATTTTTCTCTTTCATTCATCTTCTATTACCTCACAAGTTTCTAAAAGTTCTTTAATGTTTGTTGGTTCCTCATCTTCCCAAAAAAGGAAATCGAATAATTCTTTTTTGAAAACATCTCTAAAGCCAGCAATATTACCCCTACCATATACAGTCCATCTTTTGTTTTTATCTTGTGTATATTTTTCAGGCTTAAATTTATAACACCAAACAGCACCGTCTTCATCTTTTGTAATCCATTCATACTTATCACTTAAACTTTCTAAAAAGTATTTAGTTGCTAAAGAAATTTTAACTTTTGGCTTTTTATATTCTTCATATAGCCATTCAACCCTGTTTTGGTGACAATATTTACCATTACCACTATTACTACTACTAAATTTACAATCGCTACAATGAAAACCCTTACATGATACTAATTCGTCGCTTTTATTTAGTGCAATGTCACCTTTTAATTCCTTAATTTTATCTTCATAAGCCTCAAAGTTTTTCATTATAAATCACACTCCTTCAAGTTTAACTCACATTTTCTTTTACAATTCCAATTTTTATTTCTTATCATAACATCCTAATTCTTTCATTTTAACATAAATAGCTCTTACTTCAGGTGCTGTTAATATCCCATCATCACTTTGTACACTTTCCTCTTCAATATATATTTTTAACTCATGGTCATGTTCAGTTGATGAATATTCTATTGTTGACATATTAAATAAATCATAAGTTACTTTAGTTCTATCGTATCCTAAATCTAACAATAAACTTTGTGATTTTTCCATAATTATTTGTCCTCCGTGATTGCTTAATTGTTCTTCTAAATAATCAATATATTCATTTAAAGCATTTTGATAAGACACTGCATCAAGACTATCTAGGTTAATAACTGTACAATTTGGTATTTCACATTCATCTATAAAATCTCTAATTTTTGGTCTTCTTATCTTCAACCACCTCATAGTTGTTTAAAACATCTTCAATGACATAATATTTTTTATCTTCCCACTTGACAAATTGGAATAATTGCTGTAAAAATTTACCTAAATAGCAAGTTTCACCGCCTGCCCACCATGTTCTATCATCATCCATGATATGAGGTTCTTTTTCATATAAATTTATCAGTCCGCTTTTGTCTCTACAAATATATTTTACGCCTTGTTTTTGCAAAAACTTAAGCATTTCATAATCTAAATGAGTCAGTTTAATCTGCTCTAAAGACTCTAATTCATCTAATTCATATCTCCATGCAAAATCATTTCCGCTTGCCATACATTGTCTGATGTTAGCTTTACTCATAATATCCATATTATCATCGCATAAATCTCTAGCGTACACATCTACTTCATGTCCACTCATACTAAGTTTCCCTCGAATAATCATACCTTCATGGTCGAAAGTGTATCGAGGACTTTTTAACTTAAATTTTTTCATTTTCAATCACCTCATATTTGTCTAAAATATCTTGAATTAAAGTAGGTTCTTCATTCTCATAAGAAACAAAAGGATATAACTCTTTAAGGTACATATCGAAAACAGGGTATAAATCTTCATCTTTACCAAACCAAAGATAACCATTAGTTACAGGTTTATTTTTGAAAAAATTCAATCTATTGCCGGATTCCTCACGTGTAATGTATTTATATCCCATTTCTAATTGATGTTCTAGAAGTAATTTTTCTAGCATTGTAAAAGTATGTTTTATTTCCTTTAAATAGTCTTTGCCGAATCCACATCTAGGATATTCCATACAGTTAATGATTTGTTCTTTAGTCATGATGTGTACATTCAACTTACAAATATCAATACTGTCGATTTCTAAAATTTCACTTCTTTCATTAATTTCTCCTTCAACGATCATTCCTTTGACCCACCAGCTTCTACCATTATTTTTTAATTCGTATTTCATCTCCATCTACCCCTATTTCTTTTATTTCTTTTTTCTAAACCCATAACAACATATGACCCTATTAACATACCTACAGTTGGTACAATAAATACAGCTATAAATAATTCTATTAAAGTAATAATATATTTCATACTGTTCTCCTTTACCATAAATTAAATTGAATCTTCATGCTTTGTTTTACTTTATTAATGTTATAATCATTTAAAGATAAAACTTTTTTAATTAAAAATTCTTTTGATATGGTGACTGTTTGTTCAGAAAGCACATAATTATCAATTCCAAAAATTCTAATTTTAGTATGTTGAGGTAAATGGTCTTTTTTAGTTGTCAGTGGAATAACTCCTATTAAATCACAATATTCATTATTCTTATCATTTGATACAACTACTGCCATTCTTCTTCCTTTTTGATAATGTTTATTTTTAGCTATCGGAAAAACTTTATCAAAATCAATCCAAAACACATCACCATATTTTATTTCATTTGGTCCCATAGTTTTTTATGTATCTCCTCTTTCATAAATTTTTTATAACAAGTTGCTCCCATACCTAATTCAATAGCTTTAGGATTTTTTAATTTTCTTCCACATCTTTTGCAAGTTGTTTGTTTTTGTTCACTCATTTATTCTCCCTCCTTATGTTCATCTAAATAATCAAACACTAACATTGCAATTCCAAAAATTAATAATGGAGTACATAGAATCATTCCTACTTGCATATTTAACATATCTAATCACCCCCTTTCTTTTTACCATATTTTTTACTACCGTATTTTTCATTAAAACATTCTTTACATATTTTATCATGACCATTTCCTTTGCTTCTTTTTCTAAAATATCTAATAGGCTTAATTTCATGACAAACTCTACACTCTAATTCAGTAAGCTTTTCATAATAAATAAATTTAACATCATATCTAGCTTTGATTAAATTCTCTTCAGATATTGCCTGACTAATTGATTGTGGTGTTCTTCCAAAATAATCAGCTACTTCTTTTCTAGTTCCTACAAAAATACACTCATAATCATTTCTTGTATCATAGATTCCATAGATAGCTATATGGTCTGCTTTTCTTTTAATTGACATATTAAATCACCTATCTAAAATCAATGTTACTTTCAATTAGAAAAGCAACTTCATATCCTTTCCTATTAATGACAATGTTGTCCATATCATCAATTTCTAGAACAAGCTCTTTTAAATCATATTTAGATTTATTATATTCGATTGATTCTTTAAATAAATCAATTTCTAAATAATCTTTAAAATCTTCTTCCTTGATATTCATTTGCTTTTTAATATATTGTCTAGCTACATTTGTAATTAATACTTTTCTTTCTTCCATTTTTCTTATCTCCTTTATATTATCTTGTATATACCATTACATTGATTCTTGGGTTTTCACAAAAGATTGTCTTTTTAGATTCAACATATTTAGTTAAATCTAAACCATCAACGATTTCTTGAACTTTTTCAATTAATTCTTCTTTTACATAAAGTACTAAATTTTCACTATATGTATAGGCATCTTTGTAGCAATCTCTTTCTAATTCTACATCACCTTGTTTTGAAACAAATTCAGTTTTTAATCCTTTGATTTTTCCACTTTTAACTAATTTTGATTCCTTAACTGCAATTCCATTTCTTTTTAATTCATTTTTTACGATAACTTTTAAACTTTTCATTTTATGTACCTCTTCTTTCTTTTTTTATGTATCTCTTTCTTACTACATATACAGTATAACATATGTATAACAATATGTAAATAGTTTTGGGTAAAGTTTTTTATTTTTTTTAAATAAAAAGCTAGAAGTTATTCTAGCTCAAACATTTAACAACTAAATAATCTAATGCTATAGACTCATCAATCTTACCTAGTTTTATTCCACTTTCGACAAATTGACAAATGCCTAAATTTCTAATCAGCTCTTTAATTGAATATCCTCCAACCAGTTTTGAGCATCCATAAGCTTCACCTTTTGTTAAACCTGTTTTTTCACAAATACCTTGTCTATTAGACCCGACGGACTGATAAGCTAACTGATTTCTAAATCCATTATATAATATACTTGCAATCATAATAGCAGGTTCTCCTTTTTGTTTTGCTTCATTTAATTTTATAACAGCTTTATCACTATAACCCCCTAAAACAGCATCCGTTAATTCAAAAGTAATATCTCCAATTTCTTTGAAAAATATCCCTTGTTTATCCAGGATTTCAAAAGATTCATTATTATCTTTTTTATTAAAATTAGAATATTGTTTTATCTTATCGCATTCCAATAAGATTCTTCCATAGTCATTACTACAATAATCAATCAATTTATCACAATTAGCCTCATTCAAATTAGGCAGCTCTTTTAACACATAATTAATAAGAATATCATTTGTTAAATAATTAAATTCTACTGCATTTGATTTATTACCTATATAGAATTTATTTCTCTTATCTAGCTTATGATATTTTAAAATTAATAAATCTTTTTTATTATTAAAAGTATTTTTTACAGTTGCCCAAGCTTTCTCATTTTTAATAAAATCTAAATCTTCACTAATAATATAGGCTTTTTTAGATTTATCTAATGATTTCATATTTACTTTATTCAAAGCAAAAATAACTGATTGACACTCTATTTTTGTATAATTTTTTGAAATAATATCAATGTAATTATCTAATATACATTGTTCCTCTCCAAATAGAATTAAAAAATGCGGTAATGTTTTGTCTTTTATATGATTTCTTAAATCTATTAATTCCATTAGAATAATCCTCTTTTCTTAATAATTTTCTTGTTATTATTTTGTTTCTTATCATTTAAAAATAATTTGTATGCACAAATATTATTTAAATAATCATAATCTTTTGGATTTAATCTTTTCGGTAGGTCAAATCCTGTATTTCCGTCAAAATCATACATCATATAACCATAAGTTGTATCCTTTTTAACATTATATCTTCTACTTTTATCTAACTCTTTTTGCATATTTACAAGTTCATGAGAAATAGAATCGTAATAATTATCAGTTAAGAAAGATTTATCATATTCATAATACATTATACAATTAAGAATTATCTTACGTTGATAATAATTTATTTTTGTTAATAAATCCCAATCTTTAAAAGCTACTTTTCCCATCTGTTGTACATATCCTTATATTTTTTTCTAAATACATTATAGTCAATAGAAATTAATTCTAGAGAATAATCATGGTTAATTGGTCTATTTAGTAATAAAGCATTTCTTACATTATAGGAAGTTGTATTAATTTCATCGGCAACTTCTTTACATGACCCTATGAATAACTCTTTTTTAGTCCTTAAATCTCTAACTCTAATTACTCTTGATGCCCTAGGATTACCATAATAATTAGCTTGCAAAAGTAAAGGATAATCTTGATAAGTGGTTTCTCCACCAAATTTTTTAAATTCTTTTATAGATGGCGCTCTACAAAACTCAGTCCAAAAATTATATAATAATTCCTCATCAAATGATTTAAATTTCATTAATTAAACCTCCTTTAAACTTTATAATTGAAATAAATATCAATTAACATTCTATCAACTAAATAATAATTATTAAGTGATTTATTATTCATTTGTGATTGTGTATTAGAAATTAAATTTATGGTTTCTTTTGATAATAATTCTTCGTGCTGCATTAAATTTAATAAAAATAATTTCATAAATTTTTCAACACTCATTGATTCTTGATTTTTAAATGGTTTTAACTCTCTTGCTAATCTTAATAATTTTGTTCCATTTTTTTGACAGATTGATTCAATAATATCTAATGAAAAATTATTGTATTTATCAACTTCATCAACATCCTTCCAATTTTGTATGTCATAAAAATTTGCACATACTTTTAAAATTTCTTTTGATGTGCATTTCAAAGATAACTCTTCAAATGAATAAGGTTCCATATGAAGCATAGTTCCACGACTTTTTATTGTGCCTAACATTCTATCATCATTATTAATTGTCATGATAAAGTAAGCATTTTTTGGAGGTTCTTCAACGACTTTTAATAAGGCATTTTTAGCATTTACGCTCATATTGTCACAGTCTCTAAAAATACATAATAATTTATCATTCATTGTATTTACATATTCTATACAGTTTCTTACATCATTTATAGAATTATCAAAAATTAAACATCTAGCATTTATCACATTTCCAATGACTTTTGCTAGTGTAAACCTACCACTTCCTTTAGGTCCACTAATAATGATAAATCTAGGAACTGCTCTATTTAATCTCCAATTTTTAATTATTTCAATATTGTTCTTTTGACCAATCATAATTTTAACCTCTACAATAATTAATTATCATCATTTCAATAATCTCTTTTGGTTCATTATTCCATTTGATTGTATTTGTAATATCAAGCATTAAATCTAGAATACTATAAACATCATCACTTATAATCATTTCAATTTTTTCTTGATTCTCATTTGTAAATGGGATTGAAATATATTTGAAACTTTTAAAGATACAATATTTTGTTAAATCTAGAATAAATTTGCTAAAATCTTTGATAAATAATTTTAAATCTTTCCCGTCATTAAAAATTGATTCTACAATTTCAATAGATTTTCTAGTATCTTTATTCGTTAAATTTTCAACAAAATCGAATAAAATATCATAATCAGCCCCACCTACTGTATCTAGTACATTTTTAATAGTTAATTCTTTTGATAAAGATAGACATTTATCTAATAAAGTAATAGAATCACGCATTCCACCATTTACAATTTTAGCAATATATTCTAATGCTTCATTTTCATAGTTTACAATTTTTTCTCTTTCTAAAATAAACTGCAATCTCCTTACAATTCCATCATTACTTATTTTATTGAATTGATATCTTTGAACTCTTGATAAAATTGTATTTGGAATCTTTTGCGGGTCAGTTGTGCATAAGATAAAAATTGAAAATTTAGGAGATTCTTCCAAAGTTTTCAATAGAGCTTGCCAAGCCCCACTAGATAAGCTATGACACTCATCAATAATAAATATCTTATATTCACAATCAAGTGGTTTCTTTTTAGCATCATCAATAATATTTCTAATATTATCAACCCCACTATTTGATGCTGCATCAACTTCAATAGGATTTCCTTCATCATGATTTATCAGATTAGCAAAGATTCTTGCTGAAGTTGTTTTTCCTGTACCTGCTGGACCAGTAAATAAATACCCATGTTGAAATGTTTTTGTGTTAATTTGATTAGTTAAAATATCCTTGATAGCGGACTGTTCAGTCATATCGTCAAAATTTTTAGGTCTATATTTAACTGCTAGTGGTTGTCTTGCCATTATTTGTCTCCTCTCATTAAGATTTCTGCTAAATCTAATTCTAATTTTCTAGTATACATTTTTACAACATCATAAGAACTATTATCCTTTGACATACTATTTAATTGCTGGTATCTTTGTAATAATTCTTCCATTAATTCTTTTTTATCTTTCGTTTCCATATAAACTTCCTCCATACCATAAATGACTCTCCTTGTAGTCTAAATAATCTCTAAATTGCTGTTCATTCAAAATAAAGAAATTTTCCCCATTTGGTTCAAAATTAAAAGCTACAACACTTTCCTCTTTATTTTGTTCAAAAGCCTGTTCCTCAGCTTTTTGTATCCATTCTTTTTTAATTGAAAATGATTTTCTATCTTTCATTGAAGTTTTAGCTTCAATTAAAAAATGTTCCGTTATAACATCACCTCCGCTAAATTTTGTTCCACCACTATTTGGTTGAACTTTTCCATTTAATAATTTTGCTAAATATTTTTCTTGGATTGTGCTAAAATCTCTCGTATCCATTTCTTAATCTCCTTTTTAATTCCCCATTTTTAAGTCTAGCTCCTCTAGATTCTCCTTTTGGAGTTAGTAGTATTCTAAAGGGTTGATTCTCTTTAAAATCATACCCCTTAAAACGATTTATTTTCTTAAATATATTTTTCATTAATGCACCTCTAATTTTTCAACTTGTTCTCTCGTAAAGAAAGCTGATAGTTTTAAAAAGTAATTTTGAGTTTCAACTTCTTCACCTTTTTCATTTTCTACTTTTTTAGTAGCTCTTTTCCAAATAGAAATTTTATGTTTTGATTTTTCACCTTTTTTAACTTTATAACCAAGTCTTTTCCATTCAGCAAAAGTATGTAATTCTATACTTGGGTCTAGTTCATTCATTACTATATATCTTGATATGATTTCTTTATTACACATTTTACTCACCTCCTCTAAATGTTTTAATAGCAATACCAATATCATTTAAGTTAAATAAATTATAATAAGGTTCTTCTTGATTGTTAAGATAGTCCATCGCCATTTGTTCTGAAATTAATTCTTTAATTTTTTCTTTTCCAATGAATCTAATTTATTTATTTCCTATAGTGTTTACAACTGAATCATAGCAAGAATTTAATAAATCTAATAAACTTGGTACTTCTTCCACACCATCTTCACAAGCATTCATCCAACCTCCTACTTCAAATCTAATAAATTTTCTTGTTAGTATAGCTGTTCTTTCTTGTAATTTCTTTTCCATTTTTATATATCTTACCTTTCCTTATGCTAATAATCCACGATTTTTCATTTCTTTTCTTACTGCATTAATGATTTTTCTATATGAGATAAAGTTTCCTTCTTCATCTTCTAATTCATTAGAATCATTCAAATATAAATTAACATTATTTTCATTTGAATAGTCGTTTAGCATGTAAATGACATCTTCTTTAAAATCTTGTGAATCTTGACCATAAGCTTCTAGCATATCAGTCCATGTTTCAATTCCCCAATCTTGATAATATCCTGTTAATTCTTTTTCTTGTTCGTCAACAATAATTTTTACTGCTAATTCAAATTTTTTCATAATATGTACCTCTTCTTTTTTTATTTATGTTACTTCCTTAACTTCATATATAGTATAACATATTGTTATACATATGTAAATAGTTTTGGGTAAAGTTTTTTATTTTTTTTATAATAAAAAGCTAGAAGTTATTCTAGCTTTGTAACTTATTTATTCCTTGAATCAATTTATCATAAGCTTCTTTATTATTTTGATAATATTTAATCAAGTTATATTTTCCTTGAAATTTTTCGTCCTTTAAAATTTCTCCTGATTCTAAATCAACTAAATAAAACCACGCTCCTGCTTGATTTAATAAACCCAATTTAATTCCAACATCTATAGCATCTGAAATATAATCAATCCCATCTAGATACCTCAATGTATAGAATCCTACTTTTCTATCAGCTCTACATATTTTTGATTTTGTCATAGCCACATTGACTATGTTTCCTGCTGGGTTTTCGCAAGCTCTTGATAAATTTTTTCCTTGTTCATCAATGTAATTGCCTTTCCTAAATTCTAATCTAGTTGTGCAAGCATGTCTCCAAGCTTTTCCACCTGTTGTGGTTGTGCCTCCATACATGCTATTCATATCATCTCTAACTTGATTTATTCCTATAAGAATGGCATCAGTTCTTGCTAGAACAGGTGTTACTTTTTTAGAAAATTCAGTTAAAGACATACTTATTCCACCATATGTTCTCTCACCAATATTTTTTTCATTTGACTGTGTTGATACCATAGCACCTATAGAATCTAGAATACCTACACTTATTTCGCCGGTTTCAAATAATTCCATCATCATGTTAAATACTTCTTCGGCTCCCATTGAGTCAGGGTCAAAATATAATATGCTGTCACAATCTAATCCTAACTTTGTAGCCCAAATTCTATCAAATGTATGTTCTATGTCAACAATTAGTACTTTTTTATCAGGATATAACTTTTGAGCATTTCCTGCCAAATCTATAGCAGTTGTTGTTTTTCCGCTTCCGTCACTGCCATAAAATTCAGCAATTCTTCCAACAGGCAATCCTCCATAAGTCATATAATTTAATCGACAAGAAGAAAAAGGAATTTTAATTATTTCTTTTTCTTCAACACCTAAAGATATATTTCCAATTTTCATGTTTTTATTTAACGATTTTACAACATTTTCTAAAGACATTTTATTCCTCCTTTATATATACCTTTGTATACTTAACACCAAAACTATTAGATTTATGACGAACCCAAACGTCTATGACATTATTCTTTACTGCCCATCCACAATCTTCAGCAATATATTCATTTCCATCAATTAGAATAATCGAACCGTAAGGAATCACGTTTGGGTCTACTGCTATTGTATGATTCTCTTGTGCTTTTGTTCCTGTAGAAGTTAAATCTCCATAATCATCTTCTTCTAACCAATAGCACGTGATTCTAAATGTACCTAATTCTCTTCATTTGTTTAATTCTTCCACTTGCCCTTCAAGATAAGCATTATCTTGTAAAACACTATTATATTCATCCTGTAATAGTTTATATTGATTTTCTTTCTCAATTAATGTGTCCTTAAGATTATCAATTTGCTTTTGTTGTTCCTTAATTTTATTGCTAAAATTCAAGTTAATTAAAACTGCAAATAATAATATAACTACTACAATTAATAAAGTTACTTTTGTTTTATTTAATTTTTTCATTTAAAACACCTCTCTATTTTTATTAATATATTTAGAATTTGATAACTCTAATTCTAATAATCTTTTATTCATTATTTTTTTTAATGAATTTAACATTTCGTATCCCGCATCTATTTTTAATTTTGTTTTCTTATACGAACGATTAAAAACATTGTATACGATTGTATCTTTTTGTGATTTTGTTAAGGCTTCAGCATCTTTTTCTGCAACTGTACCAACTGCTAATAATTTAGCTGTATTGTACACTTCAACTTTTTTAGCTTTTGACACATCTTCTTTAATCCCAATTTCTTCTAATTTCTCACCAACAAAGTAAAGAACATTTGCAAGCTCCAAAATATAATACTCTAAATCTCTATCATTCATAGGCTGAATCTTCTTTAAGTTTGAATTTATTTCTTGCATTAAATCGTCTAAATCTTTACAGCATTCATCAGTTATAGATTTTGATAATTTTGATACAAACTTCGACAAATTTTCTATAGATGCTATATCATCATTTGTGATTCTTCTTGTCATTTCATATGTCTCCTTGCATATTCAGCAATTAATAAAGCTTCAGCCATTCCATCATGTGGTTTTCTACTTCTTTCAGTTGGTAATAGATTAACTGATGGGAATAATCTAATGGCACATTCAATAGAAGTGTTCTTATCATTTGTTACCCCAAATTCTCTTTTCCATTTTTGAGGTGATACCAATTCATATTGAATAAATGATGCTGATAAAGCACCCTGAATAAATCCAAAGTTCTTTCCAAAATTAAACATACTAGTTACACCTTGACCTGGCATAGCATGTACATTTTCAACCATACATTTTACTTTTTGTTTATTGACATTAAAATCATCTAAAAGTTGAATCAACTTCACATTATCATATTTATAAGTGTGCGCTTTATCATACTCAATGACTGCAATACCCCCATTTTTTCCAGGGTCAATTCCTATATAAATCATAAATTTATCCTACTTTCTTACATATACTTTTAAATGGACACCATCTACAATTTTTTGTGTCATTTGTTTTTGGTGGAGCAATTAATCTTTCAACATAGCCCTCACACTCATAGATATAATCACACAATTTATTTTTCATTTCTTGATTCACGTTAAAAACACAAGGGCACTCTAGAGAGCAGGTGTCTCTATTTTCATATAAAACAAAAGCTTTGTCTAAATCTAATGCTGTACAATAGCAGATAACTTGTTCATGGTGTTGTGCTAAGGGTTTATTTTCAACTTGTGCATATTTAAAACTTATAACATTTTTAAACTCAAATAAAAAATATTCATTAGTAGAAATTTTTCTTAAAATACCATCACATCTAAAGGATATTTTTAAAGCTGTATCAAATAATAATGTTTCTGCACCTTGTTTTCCTTTAACAACTAAAGTCAAACATTTTCCTTCATTTTGTTTTTTCTTAACATATTCCTCTACATCCATATATTCCCAATCAAAACCAAATCGTTTTAGATTCATTAAAGCATTTTGAATACGTTCATGTCTATCCGTTCCTGTATCCGCCATACCTTGTGAATTATATTCCGTAGGAGTTGAATCTTGTTCAGCTCCCACTCTTGTAAAATACATATTTCTCATACAGTGTAAGGAAGATGGTTTATACCAATTACTCCCTTTTCTTCTATTTTCATTTGCAGTTAGTTCAATAGCTTTCATTGTATCCAATAAAAATCTCTTATTATCAGATAAATGTTTTGAACTATTTTTAATCATGGTTATCAATCTTCTACTCATTCTATTTCTCCTTAATCAATTTTATAAAATCATGAAATTGTGGACCTGTGATAAATCCATTTGTATATAACCCATAAATAAATGTTTTTAAATTCTCACATTCGATAGGACCTTGAGCAAATAAACACTCCTCTCTTAAATGTTCTAATTGAGTTTTATTAAGTCTATAATCTTTCACTATTTTCACCTCCTCCAACTTTCACATAATAATTTCCAACACTCTTATATCTACAATCCCATAAATCACATACAACACCTCTTACTATACAAGTGTGATGATTGGCTATTGTAATTAATACACCTTGCTCCATTTGTTTACGTGTTAAAATATTATCCATTTCCCTAACTTTATATTTTGTGTTATCAGATTTTCTAGGTTGTTTTTTCTTTATGTAACCAAATTTTTTTAATACCCTTTCCATAACTTGCTTTGATGTTGGGTCATAGTAGCACTTTAAACTTTCTTCAAATTGAAGTTTTAAAGCTTCATCATAACTAATACCTAAAGTTCCTACTAATGCTCTTGTTGAGCAATCCCCTGTTTTTCTTTTTTTAGGGTTTACATTGACTTCCATGAATTTAATCATCTTTCTTACCTCCTAAATTTACGTTGTATCTTCTATTTATGATTTCTAAATCTTTACAAGCTAGTGGAATTAAAGGTATAAATTCTTCCTTGTATTCAAAATAATATGTAATTGTACTATCATTTTCTTCAATATAATAATTACCTTGTTTATCTACATAAACATAGCAATTTTGATAATCACCTAATATAACTCTTTGAAGATACATGTTAGTATTAGTTACTTCAATATCTTCAAATATTCCATTGATTTTCACTTTACAAGTGACATCATAAAATATTGTTGAACCAACTTTACCGATTAACTCCTTGCTTAATCTACCATATGTTAATTCTTCTTCTTGTTCCTTTGTAAAATAAACTTTTTTATCGTTTTCAATGTAATAATGTTTAATCATCTTTCTTATCTCCTATCTTTACTATTTGAAGCATTTAGTGTTGTAAGTGTTATCGCTTCACTTTTTATTATGCGACTAACTTTTTTAAAGCTAATCTTGTTTTTCTT